TGGTACATTAGTTGCTCCTTTGTTTGTTATATTCCTCTTTTCTTTTATTAAAGTCTTTTTCAAGACTTAAAAGATATTTACAAGCTTTAAAACCTTTTAGATATTTAGGCTTTATATCAAATATCCTCATTTCAACATCCTTAACAGGCTCTTTAGGAATATTTATAACTGCTAAGAACTCTACTTTATGATTAGTAGAATCTTCCACTAATTTTTTATAAGTATGAATTTGTATTGGCATATCTATATAAAAATCTTTGGATGTTTTAAAATCTAAGATACCAATTTTACCTTTATACTTAACCAAGCAATCCAATGTTCCGCAGACATCAAGTTCTTTTGAGTAGTAAGTTTTTTCAGTTTCAATAACCTGAATTTTTTTACTATCCCAAAACTTCTTAAAATCAGCAAACATTTTTTTAAGAGGTTCAGTAGTAGGAGTAATAACTTCTTTACCAAGAATATAATCTTCAGCTAAAGAGTGCATATTAGTTCCAATGTTTCTAGCATCTTCTTTTATTTGTTTTACCCTATATTTAAGTTCATCAAGTTTTTTTTGTGACTCATCAATAGGAACTTTATTTATTTTATCTAATTGCATCTGTGCTTGATAAACGCAATCTTCTGACCACCATATAAGAGGTTTTTTACCAAATCTCTCTCCTATAATATTTGTTACTCCTTGTTTTATTTGACCATTAACTTTATACCTTGCAGACCTACTGTTTGGGCTAAAGTCAATTTCATTTCCGTGTTTATCTTTACTCTTGATTATCATTTTTTTCTCTCTTTCTTCTATGATATTTATGTGCTTCTACTATATGACTATCTGAAATGTCGCTTGAAATATCATATTTATTTACATATTTATTTTTATTTATAAATTTGTAACCATTCTCAGTAATTGGCTGAACAAAGTAGTTTCTATCACATTTTAGAAACTCTGCTAACTTCAACTCATTCATAATACTTACAGAATTTATACCTTTCTCGTATTTTTGAATTTGTTGAAATGTAACATTAATTGCTTTTGCCACTCTTGTCTGAGTATAGCCACGCATTAGTCTCATCTTCTTTAATTGCAAACCATAAATCTTTTTCAAAACTTTATCGTTTTGATGATCTGATACACCAAACATATTAAGATTTGGTGGAATCAAATGACTTATTTCTGCAATCTTATCTTGGTTTTTTAGGTACATAAAAAGCCCATTCCTTTCTCTCTCTGTCATCTAGTTTTTCAAATTGCCCTTGCCAACAAGTCCGACAGAGTAATGACTCGTTGAAAAGGGTACTACCCACAAACCATGCTAATTTTTCTGCTTTATCGTCAAAGCATCTAGCACAGATATAAGATAATTTTTTTGTATGTGTTGATAGTTTAGGCATTTATTTGTTCCTCAAATGGTATGTCTCTTTTTACTTTTTTCAATTCCATGCCAAAAAGTTTTAAATCAAATATCGCCAAATCATTATCATTTGAGTTATATCTAATATGAAATACCCAACCTCGATCTACTAATTTATATCCATCAGGGTCATTCATAATAATTTTTGGAATTGAATCTAATCTGTGTTCTTCACACATAATAGTAATTACCTTTTGTTCAACAGATTTTTCAAATTCAAAATACATAAAAAAACCATTTTTATTTGGTTTAATATTTGTCATTCCAGCTTGATATAAACAATAAAAAGTTTTACATAACTCAGGTCTTTTTTCGTAAATTTTACAACCAACACCAATATCACAATGATTGCACCATTTATATTCAGGTTTAAAATTTTTTATGTATGGAAGTTTGCAACACAAATTACAATCTCCACACTCTCTTTTTTTCATTAGTTAATATCCTTTTTAGTTTTTTTGACCATCATAAAACCTCTTGCATAAGGTCTTGGGTCATTAAAAAGTTTTGTTGTTTCTAATACTTTAAAACCTTTTAATTCAGCCATGCGTCTCATGTCATCTCCCAAATCAAGTTCTAAAAATCTAAAGATATTTTCCACACCTTTATCTGTAAATTTAACCCACAAATATTTTTTGACCTTTTTAATTTTTATAAAACCAAGTCTATTTAATTTGTATAATTCAGCATAAACAAGAAGTTTTAACTCCTCTTTAGGTGTGAACATACCAATTAAAAGATTTTGAGTTTTTTTATCTCGTAAAGTATCTAAAATTTTATTAACTATTTGTACTGCTTGAATTTCACAATAAATAGTTTTACCACCACTTTTAAATCTTTTATCTAACTCAAAAAATATTCTTGATGATAAATAATTAATTGCTGGTTTCTTAGAATTACTTGCTAACAAACCAACAACAAAGTTTCTCTTATCTTTTGAAACATCTAAAAATCTAAACTTCTTCATCATATTTTCTCCTGATCTCTGCATTTATTTTTTTTCTATTAGTTATTTTTGTTTTTCCTTGTACTCTAGGCGATGGAATAATACTTCTATCAACAACTAAATGACCAATTTCTATTGGTTTTTTAAGTAAAAGACCTTTATCATCTAAAGCTTTTAAACAAGCTTGATCTAATAAAAAATCTGGGTCAAGTATTTTAATTGAGGACATTATGATTTCTCCCCTCTAAGCATTTTCTGTAAATATCTGTATATTGAGTCTCAGCTTTAGGAGACAATATCCAAAAATTTATATTACTTAAAAATGTCGTGTTGTTTTTAGCAAGTTTCTCACACAAAATTATATCGTTTGAAATGTTACTTGCATTAGATGTTTCAAACTTTGCTTTTCCTTTTGTGTCAATAATTGGTTGATATGATGCACAACCATTTAAAAAAGCGACAAGTATCGCTACTAAAAGTATCTTTTTCATAACTATTTATCCTCTCTCTTTATACTGTTGCTGGATGATATTTTATTTGGTGCATCTTCCAAGCAACTTGTTTCTTTTGAAACCTCAGTTTCTTTAGCTTTTCCAACAAGTCTTGTTCTCTCACTATCTGCTTGTCGTACTTTGCTTGAAGTTTCACTATTTGCTTTTGCATTAAGCTTCTCCTTTACAAAGTTTTCTACCTCTATCACAGGTGTTTTAGGATGAAATATAACCCTAAAATCTTTATACACTTCTTCTAGCAAATTATATGACTTATTTCTAGTGTTAATTGATAATATTAATTTAGGCATTTTCTCTCTCCTTGTTCGTATGAATATCTAACAACTTTCCTTTTTTGTTTAGTGTTGTTAGCTTCTTGTTGTTTTTACAAAAAGTCATTTCATCTTTACTATTTACAATCATAGAGTTTGCACCCTGAGATTTTAGTAATGCTCTAAACTTAGCTTTTTGTTTTTCTGTTTTACAAATATCATTTATTGATAATGTAAATGTAGGTATTGTTTTCATACTCTCTCCTTTTAGGTTATTTGTTTTTTTTATATTTAACATATACAGAGATATAAGCATTATTCAGGTTGTTTTTCAACCATTAAATTAATAGCTTAAAACCTAGCTTATTTAACATTAGATACAAGTTATAGTAGAATATTTAGTGTTTTTAGAATCAAAGCAAATCAGTTATAAATGATTCGTTATGATTTTTAAAAGTTTTATGATAGAGAGAAATTAATGCGTAAGCAGTCAAAGTATATTTTTTTCATAACAAATACTTTTAGGTTATGTGTTGGGCAGTTCTCTCTCTCTCTACTGCCCAGCACTTTAAAAAAGTTAAAACTATGGATGAGATACAATCATTAAAAAATATTATAGATTCTAAAGAAGCTGAAATAACTGCTTTAAGAAGTATTAATGATGAACACAGAATATTAAATGGAAAATTAAGAAAAGAAATAGATCAATTAAAATTATCGAATATCAAAGATGTTGAAGATGCCAAAAAAGAAGCCGACAAACTTATGATAGAAAAAATTAAAAAGTATGAAAAACAAATTAGACAATTAAAAAAAGATGCAAAGGAGATGTTGCAATATCCATGATTATATTTAACTATCCAATACACAGAAAATATATAAATATAATTTATAAAATTTTAATTGTTGTTATTTCTGTAATTGTATTTGTATTGTTAGTATCTTGTAGTAAAATTGATTTTGACCCAACAACAACATCTTTTAAATATTTAATACAAAAGGAGAGCAAATGGAAACAATGAACTTAAATAGCAGAGAAGCTTATAAAAGGATGACAGAAGCATCTAACAAATGGAGTGAGTGGGCTGAAAAATCTATTGTACTTGATGAAGCTAGAAAAGCTATGTTCAGTAAATTATTTTTAAAATATAAATTAGAAACTAAAACTGTTATTGAAGCTGACCATAAAGCTAGAATAGACCCTGAGTATAAAAAAATTATTGATAGTTATGCTTATGCAGAGGGTCAATTAATAAAAGCAAAATTAATGTATAATAATCTTGATCGTTATTTATCTGTTAGACAAACAGAAGTAAAAAGAGATTTAACTCTTGCTGGAAAACAAGAGGGATAAAATTCTTTAAGTATCATATGCTCCCTTAAAGATAGACCCATAACCGAGAGGGTATGGGTCGCCTTTAATGTTTAGTAATATCTAAATCTTTTAAGTCTGTTGCTTCGGTAATTTTTTCTATTTTAAAATCATAATTAATAAGTTTTACATCAGGGTATTGGCTCATGTCTCTTACAAGATTTTTAAGTTTATTATGATTTGGACTTTGATCTACAAACCTTAAACAAACAAAATGTCCATAAGGATTGTAGTCAGATTCTAATTGAAACTCTACTTCTATAATTACTGCATCTATGTCCATTAGACATAATACTATTTCTTACGCATAATGTCTGCACCTTTAAGTCCATAAATTGCAGAAATTACTCCAATAAAAATTGCTTGATACCAATAAGGTAGGTTTTTAAAATACTCAAAAAATAAATCTAACTTTGCACGAATGTCAGGATCGTCAGAGAACACAGAATAAGCCAATAACAAAATAGGAAGGGATATAAGAATGAGGACAAACTCATCTTTCCAACCATTATCATTACTCTCAATAACTTTCGCTTTATACTCAATTTCACCTTTCGCCATTTGCTCTGCGTGGTGCATCTGAGCATCAGACATTAATTGTTTTGTTCGTTGTTTATTTTGATATATTCTTGCTCCTGTCTTTACACCCAAGCTTAATAAATTCAACCACATATTATTCTCCTAATAATTCTTTTCCTAGTTCTGCGTAATGTATAATTTTATCGTACTTATCTTTTAAGTTTTCGCCCTTTTTATTTCTTACTGCATATTTCACAATATTACCATCTACAAAGTTAAGCTTATTGGCTAAGATAAATTTTAAAGGGCTTATTGGAAGCTTGTAGTGCTTACCACCTATTTGTCTCTCAGTAGCCTTTAAAAGCCCTCTATGAGCCTTTATTGTACCCTTTTTGTTCTGTTTTATCC